GCAACGGGTGATGGTGCGCCGCGTCTGGCCTTGCAGCAGATGTTCGGGCGCGTCGCTGGTCTCGATGATTTCGATACCCGCAGAGGCCATGCGCAGAAAACCGTTCTCCCACTTGCTTTCTATCTTTTTGGCGAACTCGTCGTTCTGGTCGAAAACGGGCGTGCCGATAAGGCGGTCGCCGTCCGTGCGCAGGTTGTCGATGCGCCCGATGGGCATGGCGTCGCGGTCGAAGCTGCGGCGGTGCATCCACAACAGCAGCGGGTTTTTCTGAAACTGTGTCAGGTCGATGCCCGACGTCAGCACGCGGCCGCCGTAGCAGTTCAGGCCGCTGGTGCTTATGATTACTTCTTTTGCCATTTGTCTGTCTTAAAAAGCGGGCGGCCTGCGTCGTTCATCACATCACCGCCGCCCGCAACTGAAACAATCGTCTTACCTTAAAAATACCATTGTAGCGGGGGCGGGACTCGAACCCGCGACTTTGAGGGAATGAACCTCACGAGCTGGCCATCTGCTCTACCCCGCGATGTCTGATGATGCAAATTTTCATCTTTTCCCATGCACGGGCAAAAAGAGTGTAAAACTTTGCATATCTTTTTCTTGCAGTCGCCCGATAGTGCCACTTTTGCAAAAGCAAAAGCCCCGATAAGGGGAATGTTTAACACTTAATTATGAATGGCAACGAAAAAGGAACTCGAAGACAAAAGAGAGTATGCACGCCTGCTTTTCATGCAGGGGGAGACACAAAAGGTTATCGCGGAAAAGGTCGGGGTATCGGCCGTAACGATTAACAAATGGGTGGCCGAAAACGGCTGGCAGGAACAACGCGCGGCGTCCAACATCACACGCGCCAAACTGGTGAACAAACTGCTGCACACCATAGACAGACTCATCGAGCAGGTAAACGAAAGCGAAGACCCCGAAGCAATGGCGGGGCTGGGCGACAAGCTGGCGAAACTTTCAACGACCATCGAACGCCTCGACAAAAAGGCATCCATCGTGGACGTGATAGAGGTATTCATGGCGTTCAGCAAGTGGATGCAGTTCCGCATGTCGTTCGACGACGGGATTACCCCCGAACTGCTCAAAACCATCAACAAGTATCATGACCTGTACATCAATGAACTGTTGCAGAACAAATTTAATCAGTAGCCTATGGCTTCAAAAGCGGAATTAAGGGAAGCGGTCGAAAGGTGGCAGAAACACTGCGAGACAGTACAGCAGGCCACCGTGGTGAATACCGCGGAAACGGCAAGGGAGAAAATGGCGCGTATCAGGCGCGTGCGTTCCGATTATGCCGCTTTCGTGGATTATTATTTCCCGCACTACACCGTAAACCCCGAAACGGGAAAACAGACACCTTGCGCGCCGTTCCATATCAAGGCGGCGAACAAGGTGCTGAAAGAACGTAACCTGAAAGCGGCGTTCAAATGGCATCGCGGCGCGGCAAAGTCCACCCATCTGGATATTTTCATACCCCTGTGGCTGAAATGTCAGGAAACGCGCCAGCTTAACGTCATGGTGCTGGTGGGCAAAAGCGAGGACAACGCGAACACCCTGCTGGCCGACATACAGGCGGAATTGCAGTTCAACCAGCGGTATATCCACGATTTCGGCCAACAGTACAATAACGGTTCATGGGAGGAGGGCGAGTTCGTGACAAAGGACGGCACGGCATTCTTCGCGCGTGGTCGCGGGCAGTCGCCGCGTGGTCTGCGTTACAGAAGCCACCGGCCCGACTACATCGTCATTGACGACCTCGACGACGACGAACTGTGCGAAAGCCCCGCACGCGTCACCCGTCTTACAAATTGGGTGAAAGAGGCTCTGTTCGGCGCGCTGGACGGCGGACGCGGACGCTTCATCATGGTGGGCAACCTCATTTCAAAGAACAGCGTGCTGGCCAACTTCTGCGCCATCGACGGGGTGCACGTCTCGCAGGTGAATATCTGGGATAAGGACGGTAACGTGTCATGGGCGGCCAAATGGACGCCCGAAGAAGTGAAAGCCATCGAAAGGTTTCAGGGGTATCGCTCATTTCAAAAAGAGTACATGAACAACCCCATCACCGAAGGTGCGGTATTCCGTCAGGACTGGATTAAATGGGCGACACGTCCCAAATGGAAAGAATTTGAAGAACTTATCCTGTACATCGACCCCGCGTGGAAAAGCAGCGTAAAGAACGACTACAAGGCGGCAAAACTGTGGGGAAAACGCAAAACGCAGCTGTGGCAGCTGCGCGCGTTCGTCAGGCAGGCCACCATTCCCGAAATGGTGCGGTGGTGTTATGACCTGTTCGAGTGGGCACAGGAAACAGGTATCGCGATAAAGTTCTACATGGAGGCCAATTTCATGCAGGAGGAAATTCTAAAAGATTTCAAGACGGAGGGGGATTTGCGCGGCTACCAGCTGCCCATTCTGGGAGACAAGCGCAAGAAGCCCGACAAGTTCCTGCGTATCGAAAGCAGCGCGGCAAACTGGGAACGCGGCTTCGTCTATTATGACGAAAGCCAGAAACAAGACCCCGACATGCTCGCGGGACTGGAACAGACCCTCGCGTTCCAGAAAGGGATGCGGGGACACGATGATGCGCCCGACGCCGACGAGGGCGCAATATCACTGCTTCAAAAGCACTCACGGATCAGTAGTTTCACTCCGTCGTTCGGCAGGCGGAACAATGCAAAAAATGTATCATGGTAAGAAAGTATTTCAAAGCACTTGTGTTTGAATGGCGGCTGAAACGCGCCAAGAAAAAAGCGGCCAGCGACGCCGCACTGTACGGGAAAAAGTTTCTGGTGGTCGTATTCGGCGGAAAGCCCGTCGTGGTTTCCATGCAGGGCATTAAAAAGCTGATACGGCAGCACCGTTTCGCAAAGGGGTTCACGGCCGAGAAAGCCGAAAAATGCGCGCTGTACGTCGCCATACCTGACAACTCAAAAAAGCAAACGCCATGTTCCTGACGATTGAAGACTACCAGAGCGTGTGCGACAGTTTCGAGTTCGAGCAGGTAACGGCCAGCGAAGCGGAACGCCTCACGGCGGAACGGGCGGCAATGGAGCAGATTTGCAGCTACACCCGACACCGTTACGACATGCAGCAGGCATTTGCCGCCGAGGGTGAGCAGCGCAACGCCATGCTGGTGCAGTGCATGGTAAACATCACCCTTTGGCTGATGATTCACCGACTGCCGCAGAACATGGGACACGAAAGGCGCGAATGCCTGTACAACGATTCCGTGAAATGGCTGCGCGACGTCCAGAACTCCAAAGCGTCGCCAGACCTGCCGACATATACAGGCACGGACGGGGAAACGGACGCACACAACCCCGTCCGTTACGGCTCTATGCCCCCGAACAGATACGATTATTAAACGGTATTTAATCACTAATTAAATGGACTTAATCAGTAGCATTAAACAGGCTTTCACGCGGCACACATACACCGAGGCGGACATGGACAGGCTGATACGGTTTGCCAAAAGCAAACAGGGGCTTAAACTGACCGCGCAGCTGATGCAGCAGACCGACAGCCTGACAAAGAAAGACATTGCGACATGGCGGCAGGCATGGCAGGCCGCCATAAGCATAGACACGCCGAACCGCGCGCGACTGTACGACATCTATACCGACTGCCTCGTGGATCTTCACCTGACGGGATGTATCGGACAGCGGAAAGGAAAGACGCTGCAAAAGGATTTCCGACTGGTGGGAAAGGACGGAAAGGAAAAGGCCGACGCCACCAAACTGCTGCAAAGGGAGTGGTTCAACGATTTCTGCGACCTCGCGCTGGACAGCCGCTTTTGGGGGCACAGCCTCATACAGCTGGGCGACATCGTGTCGGACGAGAACGGGATGCGCTTCGAGGGCGTGGAAATTGTACCGCGCAAGCATGTATGCCCCGAATACGGGGTTATTACGCCAGAACCCGCCGCCGACTGGCGCACGGGCATACCATACCGCGACGGGGATTTATCCCTGTGGTGCGTGGAGGTGGGAAAGCCCAAAGATTTGGGGCTGCTCCTCAAATGCGCGCCCTCCTGCATAAGCAAGAAAAACATGCTGGCGTTCTGGGACATGTTCGGCGAGATATTCGGCGCACCCATGCGCGTGGCACGAACCAACACCACCGACGAAGCGGAACGCCGACGCATCGAGGGGTCGCTTGACAAGATGGGAGCGGCATTCTGGGCGTTGTTCCCAGAGGGCACGGACATCGAAATTAAGGAAAGCAGCCGCGGGGACGCTTACAACGTCTATGACAAGCGCGTGGACAGGTGCAACAGTGAACTGTCCAAAGGCACGCTGATGCAGACAATGACCATCGACAGCGGTTCGTCCCTGTCACAGTCGGAAACGCACCTTGAAATTTTCGAGGACGTGGTAAAGGCCGACGCGAAGATGGTGGCAAATGTAGTAAATGACAAACTGCTGCCACTCATGGCGCGGCACGGTTTCCCCGTCGAGGGGCTGACGTTCCAATGGGACGACGCGGCATCGTTCAGTCCCGCCGAAAGGCGCGAGGAGGAACGCCTGCTGCTGGAATATTACGAAATTGACCCGCAGTATTTCGTCGATAACTACAACATCCCCATAACGGGCGTGCGCCAAGCAAAAACACAGCCTGATGCTTTTTTCGGGTAAGCCCCACGGGTGTGGGGCTGCGCAGGGGGTACAAGGCTTTCAACGCGGCGTTGCGTTCGCTTTACGGGCGTGAACTGCTGACGCTCTCCGAGGGCGGCCGCCCGTTTGACTTCAACGACGCGCTGTTTGACGAGGCGGCAAAAACGGTGTACCAGAACGGGGGATTTGATGTTTCATGCCTGACAGAACCGCAGGCGCAGGCTCTCATTAACGAGACGCTGCGCGTGATTGACACGGCCGTCGGCAGCGCGCTGCCCCATGAAGTGCCCGACACCATACGTTATGCCCTCGAAAACAACGCTTTTGTGTTTTCGGGATTTAAGACATTCCACGCGCTGCGTGAAGTGGGGCTGTCCATGCTCACGGAAAAGGGCGACATCAAACCGTTCGGGGAGTTCCTGACGGACGTAAAGCAGATAAACGCGCAGTACAACCACAATTACCTGTACGCGGAATACAACCACGCGCTCGGGGCGGCGCAGATGGCGGCCAAATGGCACGACTTCGAGCAGGACGGCGACCGTTACAACTTGCAGTACCGCACGGCGGGCGACGACAAAGTGCGCGAGGAACACGCCATATTAAACGGCACGACACTGCCGCCGTCCGACCCGTTCTGGGACATGTTCCTGCCGCCGAACGGCTGGAACTGCCGATGCACGGCCGTACAGGTGCGCAAGAACAAATATCCCGCATCCGACCCCGAACTGGCCATGAAGCGCGGACAGAACTGCACGGAGGGGGCAAAAAAGGCCATTTTCAGGTACAACGCTGGAAAGTCGCTGCAACTGTTTCCGCCAAAGCACCCGTATTTCAAAGCACCCGCAGAGGCAAAGCAGGTCATCGAACAGGTGACGCAGGAAGCTATCAGGGAGAAACGCATCGGAACGTTGCGGGAACAGCTGCCTGACACCCTTACAGACACGGAAAAAGATGCCATTGCGGCAAACAATTACGAACTGGAGCAGGCTTTGGGTATCATGGTCGGAAAGCCTATGACAATGGAAGAAGCCGACAAACAAAGCGCAAATCCGGCCTATGTGCCAAAGTTCCTGATTGACGAGGCGGGAATGTATCGGGATAAGCACGCACGTTACAGGCTTAATCCCGCATACGACAAAAAAAGGGATGAACCTAACGGCATAAACTGCCAGACGTGCGCCCCTGCCTATGCGTTGCGGCTGATGGGCTTTAACGTGACCGCAAAGCCGAACACACGTGGCTCGAAATTGGAATATTTAAGCCGCGGTATGCAATGTTGGGAAGCGTGGAAGAATCCAGACGGGACACCTGCGCAACATACCAGCCTGAACGGATGGTTGGAGGCAAAAGGCTACCAGAAAGTAACGCCCAAACGGTATTTGCAGTTCTTTGATGAAGTATGCAAGGAGGTCGGCGTGTATGAATTGTCAATCGGATGGAAAGGCGGCGGCGGACACGCTACCATATTACAACGGTTTGCCGATGGCGCATTGCGGTACATCGAACCGCAGGCGGACAATTCCGAGGGGTCAGGTTATGAATGGAAGAACCTCGAATATCTGGCAAACGAGGGTGCGACTAAAAATCATGTGTGCCGCGGGATAATGAGAATTGACAACAAGTTATTCAACGTCGGGTTCATCGACATTTTCAACAAATAACCCGATAATGTATAATGCTGGGCTTTCTGTTACAATATCCACCTTGCCGTCTTTTACAAGATAGACGAACGGATAACCCGTACTACTGTCGTCTGGGAAGTGGTACATATAAGCATCCGCCCCCTCGTACTTGCCGAGGTAGTCGATGGCGTCGCCGTACATTTTAATCAAATCACGCGCCGCATCCTTGACTATTTGCGGAATTTTCTTCATATCGGCAAATGTACGAATTATTTTTTGTTTAACTATAAAAATAACACCCAAAATGATAGACGGGGAACAACTTAAAAGAAACATATTGGACGATATGCGCGTGGAACTCTCCGACGAGTTCGACAAGAACTTCGACCGAAAGGCGTTTTTTACAAAGAAA